TTATAATGGAGTCATATGTTACAAAAAATAGGTTTTGCACCTGGAATCAATAAACAAGTTACAGCCACTGGAGCAGAGAGTCAATGGATAGACTGTGATAATGTTAGATTTAGATATGGTATTCCAGAAAAAATAGGTGGTTGGAAACAACTAGGAGAGGATGCACTTACAGGAGCAGGACGTGGTCTTCATCATTTTGTAAATAGTAAAGGTAGAAAGTATGCAATTATTGGAACTAATAGAATTTTATATGCATACTCAGGTGGTGTATTTTACGACATACATCCTATAAAATCTACAACTACACTTACAAGTGCATTTAGCACAACAAATGGATCAGCTGTTGTTACGATAACTTTTTCTAGTCCTCACAATATTAATGAACAAGATATAATATTGTTAGATAATTTTTCATCAATTACTAATTCAAACTTTGCAGAAGCAGATTTTAAAGATAAAAAATTTATGGTTACATCTGTGCCATCTGGAACGACCATAACTATTACAATGCCCTCAAATGAATCTGGATCTGGTGCAACAACATCGGGAGGCATTAGAGTACAACATTACTATCCTGTTGGACCTGCAGTGCAAGCAAAAGGTTTTGGTTGGTCTCTTGGGTCTTGGGGAGGAACAGCAACAGGAGTTGCAACAACGACTATAACATCAGGTATTAATAGTTCTGCTACAACAGGAATTACTTTAACAGATGTTTCACAGTTTCCAAGTTCAGGTACAAGTTTTATTAAAATTAATAACGAAGAAATATCTTACACAGGAATATCAGGAAGTGAACTGACTGGTGTCACAAGAGGAGTAAGAGGAACTACAGCAGCAGCTCACAATGGTGGAGACACTGTAACGAATACAACAGATTTTGTAGCATGGGGTGAGGCAGCTTCTGGTGACTTAGTATTAGAACCCGGCATGTGGTCACTTGATAATTTTGGTGATAAAGCAATTTGTTTAATACATGATAGTGCTGTTTTTTCTTGGGACTCTGCAGCAACAAATGCAGAATCTACACGAGCAAGTATTATTACGGGTGCACCAACAGCATCAAGACACATGTTAGTATCTACTCCAGATAGACACTTAGTATTTTTTGGAACAGAAACAACTATTGGTACACCATCAACACAAGATAATATGTTTGTAAGATTTTCTGATCAAGAATCAGAGGAGCAATCAGAGGTAGAGATGCAATCTATGTTTGGACTGATACTGCATTGTTCACTCAACGTTTTGTTGGATCTCCTTTTACTTTTGCCTTTGCACAGGTTGGAACTAACTGTGGACTTGCAGGACAGAATGCATGTGTAGAAGTTGATGGTTCTGCGTATTGGATGTCAGAGAATGGTTTTTTTAGATATGCTGGTAAGTTAGAATCATTATCATGTTTAGTAGAAGATTTTGTTTATGATAATATAAATTTATCATCCGGTAATCAAATGGTATCTGCAGGATTAAATAATTTATTTGGTGAAGTTATGTGGTTTTATCCAACAACAGGATCATCAGTAGTTAATAGAATGGTTTCATATAATTATTTTGATTCATCCCCGCAAAGACCGGTGTGGACTGTAGGATCACTGGCTAGAACTATGTGGGAAGACTCTGCGGTATTTGGTAAACCACACGCGTTAGAATACAGTGCATCTGTTGATACTTCTTTTGATGTAGTTGGAAACACGGAAGGTTCTACAATATATTATGAACATGAAATAGGAACAGATCAAGTTAAAGGTGGTGCAACAACTGCAATTGTTGCAAGTATTGAATCAGGTGATTTTGATATAACTCAAAGAATAATTGGTAATCAACAAACTGGAATAGCAGACACTAGAGGAGATGGAGAATTTATAATGAAAATAAGGAGATTTGTACCTGACTTTATATCACAAACTGGATCAACAAGAGTAACTTTTAATTTAAAAGATTTTCCTAATGATACACAAAGTAGCTCACCATTAGGTCCTTTTGATGTAACATCTAGCACAAAAAAAGTAGATACAAGAGCTCGTGCCCGTGCTATAGCTTTAAAGATATCTAATACAACAACTAATCAAAGTTGGAAATTAGGTACGTTTAGATTAGATATACAACCAGACGGAAGAAGATAATGAGTATACTTAACACATTTGCATCAAAACTTTTTCCTGAAGGAAATTTTCAAAATATAAGAGCAAACGCTCCTAATCAAATGAGTTACAATATTGATGCAACTAGAGATCTTGTTCAAAATCAACTCTTTAATCCTTTAGCTCCTGCAATGGCAGCTACTTTTAGTTTACCTTATGATACTATTCAAGGAATAGGAAGAGCTTTTAAAAATGTTAAATCAGAGCCAGGAATTTTGGATTATGATAATATACCAAACGATATTACATTTGCAGATATAGGTAAATCAATTGCTGCAGAAAATCCGATTGATAGTTTGTTGGGAAGAACATATGGAGCGACTTTAGGACTAGGAGATAAACTTAAACAGTTAGGCGGTATATTTAATACCTCAGCCATGGCATCAGAGCTTGCACCAACTAATAGCTCTGCAGCTATGATGTTTGATAGAATAACAGATCCTAATTTAATGACAGTGCAAAATTTTAGAGCCATTGAAAATGAACCTTTTAAAGAAATACCGGGATTTAATTTTATTGATGCTCCAACAAGTTTAATGAGTCGATTACAAAATCCTGAATTTTTAAATAATCCACGAAGAGGCGTTATAGATAATATTTTAATGCAAAAAGGTAACCCTGGAAATACAATTGTTGATAAAGCAAAGTCTGGCTTTGGCAAAGGTATTAATTTAGGAAAAGCAGCTATTGGTGGCATAGCATCTTTGGTAACAGGCATACCTGGAATAGGATTATTGCTTAATGCACTTGGACCAATGACTGAAGAAGAAAAAGAAATGAGAGATTTTTATGAAGATCAATTTGGATTAACAGACACGGGTCAGGTAGCAAGTGGTATTATGCAGGGATACAATCCTGTATCCATGTTTGGTAGTGCAGGTTTAACTAATGCGATAGATAAAAGAATGGCAACAATTAAAAATACATTACAAAAGAAAAAATCTGTAGCTCTTGAAAATAAATTAAAAGAATTACAAAGAATTAAAGAAGCAGAACAAAAAGCAAGAGAAGATAGAGCTAGACAAATAAGATCTCAAATAGAACAACAATATAGAGATCGTCCAGGACAATTTGGTGGACCTGACAGACAAACAGAAAGAGAACAAGCGGGACCTGGTTATAGAGATGTAAGTGAAGCAGGTAGTTTCTAATGGCTAAGATAGTACAAGTATTAACAAGACCGTCAACAGAATATGATTTATCTACAGCAGAGGCACAGGTAAGAGATCTTGATGCGATTGTAGAGAAATTAAATACAACGTTTCAAGAGGAATTAAAAGAGGAGGTAGAGGCATTTAACTTCTTTCTACAGTAATGGCTAATAGTTTTATAAATAAAAAAGCAGATTTAACGACAACAGATCTTACTACACTATACACAGTGCCTAGTTTTAAGACAGCTGTTGTAAAATCATTAATAGTATCCGAGGACGCCGGATCAGGGAGCACGATAACGATAACATTAGTAAATGCTAGTAGTGCAATATTTAATTTATTTAAAGATAAGGCCATAGCATCTAAAGCAACCACAGAACTTTTAACTCAACCTTTGGTTATGGAAGAGGGTGAGATATTAAAAGTACAAGCTGCTGACGCGAACGAGCTGCACGTCATAGCTTCTATATTAGAAATACAGCCGCGAGAGGTAACAACATAATGACAGATCTACCAGTAATAGAGCCAAAAGAGATTATAACAACAATAACAAATATGAAGACAGGTGAGGAATATAAGGATGATGCTGAATGGAAAGCCAAAGGTATACCAGAATCTGACATAAGAAAAGATGTCAGAGTCATCATGCCGAGCCTTGATTTATTCGGAGAAACAAAATAAGATAGTAAACTATGGCAATTTCAAGATCACAGATGGAAAGACAGCTTAGAAACATGGGTGGAATCATGAGTCTAGAAGACCCAAGACAAGGATACTTTTTAGGTAAACTTGTAAGGAAAGCTAAAAAAGCTGTAAAGAAAGTTGTTAAAAGTCCTATAGGTAAGGCTGCTATATTAGGTGGATTAACATTTGGTGTACCTGGAACACAATTTAGTGGCCTCGCTGGTGGAAAAGGTCTAGGATCTTTTTTTGGTAAAGGTAGTTTTAATCCATTAAAGAGTATTATAGAAAAAAAAGGTTTTGGTGCTTTAACTAGACCTAGTGGATTTGCTAAATTATTGGGAAAAGCAGGTCTAGCAAAAGGAACATCCTTAACAGGTCTTGGTCAATTAGCAACGATTGGGGGTGTATCTGGACTCGCAGGATTGTTAGCTGCACAAGAAGCAGAGGATGAAGATGATATTGATTTATCAAAATTAGATAGAGGTGAGGGATTAAACATTTTAGATATTGTTGCACGTGCAAGAAAAAATGATCCTGAGTTTAGATTCTTACCACCAGTAGAGTTTCAAAACCTAGCAGAGGGTGGTGGTGTCGGATCATTAGCCATGAACGAAGAAAATGTAAAACAAAAATTTGTATCCGATGAAGCTGGAGCAATACCTAAAAAAGGTGGTGGGGTAACACCTGATGATATGGGTAAATTAAAGCAAAGTGATTTTGACAGTGAAGAAGATTATAAAAGATATCTAAGACAATTAAATAGAAAAGCTGAGGGTGGACCAATAAATTTAGGAATGGATTTATATCTAATAACAAAACAAGCACTTGAAAAAGACGGATACTCACCAGGAGAGGCACATGAAAAAGCTTTAGATGCTTCGGGTATGAGAGAGTATTTTGATAAACTACCTAAAGAAAAAGATGGTGGAAGAATAGGTAAACAAGAAGGTGGAATCATGGACCTTGAAGGCATGGAGATGGATCTCAGAGGTGGTGGATTTGTACCACTAGGAGCCAAAGAAAAGGCTGATGATGTACCAGCAAGACTATCCAAAAATGAGTTTGTAATGACCGCTGATGCTGTAAGAGCAGCAGGTGGAGGAAGTGTTGATAAGGGAGCAGATAAGATGTATAACCTTATGAAAGATTTGGAGAGTAGAGTATAATGGCAGTAACAGAAACACGTAATTTACCCGCACAGTTTATAGAAGATCTTGGTAAAGATTATGCTAAACAACTAGCAGCAACTACAGCTATACCTGTAGATACTTCTAAATTTGCACCACAAGTTGCAGCACAAGATGCATTACAAACACGAGCTGCAACATTAGCAGGAACAGGTGTTGGATCTTTTCAACCATTTATACAAGCTGCACAACAACAAGCAACAGCCGCAGGTACAACTTTAGGTGGCATAGCTGGTTTAACAGGTGCACCAACAGCAGCACAGACGGCAGCATTCACATCACCATTTCAACAACAAGTTATTGATACAACATTAGCTGAGTTTGATAAACAAAGAGCTATCAACGAACAAAACATCAGAGATCAACAGACAGCTTTAGGTGCACTAGGTTCGGGCAGAGCAGGTGTACAATTATCAGAGTTTCAATCACAATCAGGAAGAGATAGAGCTGCACTAGAAGCACAATTAAGACAACAAGGTTTTCAACAAGCACAAGCAGCTAGACAACAAGATATTCAAAATAGATTTGGTTTAGCTCAGGCACAATCAGGTCTAGGTGCGTTTCAAACTGGATTAGCTACACAGGTTCCACAATTACAAAGAGCTGATATTTCTACACTTGGTCAAGTAGGTGCAGCACAACAAGCCCAAAGACAAGCTGTATTAGATGCACAAAGACAAGCTGCAAGAACCGAAGCATTTGAACCATTAGATAGATTAGGTTTCTTTGGTCAAGGTGTAACTGGATTAATGGGTGGTTACCCTGCACAGTATCAATTCCAATCAACACCACCAGCATCACCATTACAAACTGCACTAGGATTAGGTACAGGACTAGCAGGAATATTCGGAGCATTGAAGTAACATGATGAATCGTATTTTAAAAAGACCTATGTTTAGAATGGGTGGTCGAAGTGATGATGGTATTATGTCTGTTAGACGTGGATATCAAGAGGGTGATCAAGTCAAAGAACCAGGGTATTTTGATAAATCTGGTTTAGGTATTTTATTAAAGGGTATAGGAACTGAAGCTAGAAAAGCAGGAGCTGGTATATATGATTTAGGTGGAGTTCCCTTAAATGCAGCATCTAGATTTTTTTTAGGTGAAAATCCTGGTTTTTCAGGAGCTAGGTTTTTTGGTTTAGGTGAAGAAGAAGGTATTGATCCAGATAAAGCAATGTTTTTAGGAATGACTACAGAAGCTAAACCAAGTGAAATGTTTGCAGGTAAATCTTTAAATTTAGGAACCTCTGCTGAAGCAGCAGAAACAGATGCAGGCAAGGGTACAGATAAAAAAACAACAGTAACAAATGAAGACGGAGCTACACAAAAACTTTCTGACAACGATCTTAAAACTATGTATGAAGATCTATTACCATTATTTAAATCAGAATTATCAGCAGACGATGATGAATTAAAAAGACAAAAATATTTAGAGTTAGCTAAGTTTGGTGCTAATCTTTTAGCGCAACCTGGTGGTGATCTAATAGGTTCTGTAGGTAAAGCAGCAGCACCTAGCATTGAAGGATTAACAAGAGTTGCTGAAACTAGAAGAAGAGCTAACGAAGCAGCTAAATCTTTAGCATTAGAGGCAGCATTAAAACAAGTTGACCCTGGTACAATTATGAAACAAGTTAGAGATATTATGAGATTAAATCCAGATATAAGTCAAAAAGATGCTTTGGCCCAAGTAATGTCTACAGGCTCTGCTACAAGAGAAAGAACATCAGAAGATAGAATAGGGACATATGCTGAAGGATTATTAGAGGATGATGTTGTAGGAAGCAAAACAGCAGCTAGAGTTGCAGCTGAGGCAATTGAAGAATCAGGAAAAGGTTTAGGCACATTTAAAAAAGATCCTGGTGCAGGAGATAGAAAAGAAGGAGAATACTATATCCTCAAGGATGGTAGAATAGGTAAATACAAAGGTAAAAATAAAAAAGGTGAAGATGATTTTGCATCACCTGGTGACGATGATTTTTAAGGAGGTATCATGGGATTTCAATTATCTCCTGAAGAAGAAAAAACAGAAAAGAAGAAAGAACAAGACGTAGGATTTTTTGAATCTGCATTAGCTGGTGTTGCAACTGGTTTGTGGAATATACCAAAAGGTTTTGTATCTTTGGGTGCAGAACTATTTGATGTAGTCGCGGATACTAATACAGCTAAAGACGTTGAAGAATGGTTTGATAATGTAAACCCATTCGATGATGAAGCTGAAGCAAGAACAATTGGTAAGATTACAACAGCATTAGCATCTATTGGACCTTTAGCAATTAAAGGTGCACAAGTTGGAACAAGAGCAGCTTTGTTAGCAAGAAAAGCACTACAAGCAAAACAACAAGGTAAATATTTAAGTTTAGCAAAAGTTGGATCTAAAATTATGGGGCCAACTACAGGAGCAATAGTTGGTTCAGGCGTTGGTGAAGCAATTGTTGCTGACGAGGATATTGGAACATTTGCTGATATTGCTAAAGGCACTTCGTTAGAACCTTTTGCAATAACCATGATGGATCGGGAAACTAAAGAAGGTAGATCAGAAGCATTTAGAAGATTAAAAAATAGATTAAAATTTGGAACTGAGGGAGCTTTATTTAATCTTGCATTAGTAGGAGCTGGTAAAGGTATACAACAATTAAGAAAGCCATCAGAGACAGGATTACTAGAATATGCAGATAGCCCATTAAAAAGAAAATTACAAAAATATGGTTTGTTTGGTTTAAAACCAGAGGGCACTGGAACTAAATACACATTTGAAGCTAGACGTTTTGGTTTAGATAATATTAGAGCAACAGAGTTTGCTGCTAGTAAATCAGTACAAGAATTAGACACAGCCATAAAAGAATTAGGTGATGTAGTTAAAAGTAATTATTATACTGCACCTAAAGGATTAAAAGAAACTGTTGGTTCACAAGAAAAATTTTTAACAGATTTATATGATGTACTAAGACCTGTGGACAAAGGATCAGAATCTTTATTAACTGCTACTAGAAGAGAAGGTGGTAGAGATATCATAGCAAAACAAATAGACGATGTTGTAGCTTATAAAAATGTTAATGATGGTATTAAAGAATTAACAGAGCAAACTATTAAATTAGGAGATGATAGAACTAAAAATTTAATTACAGAACAACAGTTTAGAGAACAGAGTCAATCTCTCTTAAAACAATCTGATGTATTAAATAAACAACTTAATGACATAACTAAAAGAAGACCTAATATTGAACAGTTAATTAAAAAAACTGAAAAAGGGTTTTTTAAGAAAAAAAACTACAGTAATACAAAAGAATTTAATAGTATTTTAGAAAAAGTTAGAAAAGCCGGTGGTAATACAGAAAAGTTAGAAAATGCAATTATTAACTTTAGAATGTCAGTTGATAATATGTCAGTTAGACTTTTACAAAGAAGGATGCCTGGAGACGTTGCTGATGAAGTAAAAGATAATTTAGGTAAATATTTAAATGCTCAATATAAACAATTTGAAATGTCGGGTCCTTTACAAAAGTATAAACCAACAGCAGAACAGATTAATAATGCAACTGAATTATTAAAAGCAAATAAAATAAGAGGTTATCAAGAATTAAATAAAACAGCACCAACAAAAGAAATTATAGAAAAATTTAGTAAAGAATCAACAGACGAGGTAAACCAATTTTTAAAAATAAAGTCTGTAGATGAAGTAGATGTTATCAATTTAAAAAACGAAACAGCAGATGTTTTAAATAAAGCCACAAAAGCAGAGGTAGATTCTGTTGTTATAAAAGATAACGTATTAAAAAATAAGGTATTAGAGCCATGGCAAGAAGAATTAGCGGGTTTAATAAAAGATCCTTCATATAGTTTTTATACTACTGTTAGTAAACAAGGTCATTTAAATTACACTTTAAAATATTTAGATGATATAGGAAAAGCAGGATCACAAGGCCCTAATAAATTTATATTTAACGCAGATGAATTATCCTCAGCACAAAAATCAAATCCACTACAGTTTAAATTAGTTGAACCAGGAAGTTCTAGAGTTTCATCAGGTTTAGAGGGTAAATATATTAGAACACCTTTTTATGATTCTGTATTTGACACAACCAGTAACTGGTTAAATAGAAGTGGTGTTGGAACTTTTTATAAGTATGCAGTGCTTGCACCGAAAGCTGCATCACAAATTGCAAAAACAATTTTATCTCCACTAACACATGTTAGAAACTTTATTAGTGCAGGAGCTTTTGTGTCTGCTAATGGAGCAGCTTTTCCTAATTATGGAGATATATCTGTTTTGTTACCAAAATCTTTAGGAGGTCAAGGTGTATTTAAACAAGCCTATGATCTTACAGGTAAAAGAATATTAGGCACTATGACAAAAGCAGATGATGCTTTATACGAAAGATTATTAAAAGTAGGAGTCGTAGACAGTCAGGTTCAGGTAGGTGAATCCAAAAGACTTTTAAAAGATATATTAAAAAATCCAGCTGCTGCAGACTCAAGAGTTTATACAGATTTATCAAATAACTTAAAAAATAAATTATTAAAAGTTTATGGGAAAACTCAAGATGCGTATGTAGCAGAGGATGATTTTTGGAAAGTAATTAATTGGAATTTAGAGAGAAATAGATATTCTAAATTAGCTAGTAATTTAAATGTTACTAAAGATAATTATAAAAAAATATTGGCTGAAGAGTCTACAAAAGGTAAATATTTTAGAAAACTTGTTCAAAGAGATGAATATGCAGCAGAAAGTTTTGATAATTTTTTAGATGAAATAGCGGGTAATATAACTAGAAATAGAGTGCCTAATTATGGGTATGTTGGTAGAACTGCAAAGGCTTTAAGACAATCTCCGTTTGGAAATTTTATAGCTTTTCCTTTAGAAATATTAAGAACAGGTAATAATATTATGGCAGGATCTATTGATGATATTACTGCAGGTATTGGTAAAGGAACATTTGCAAATCCAGAAATACCAGATCTTGTTAATATGGGTTTAAAAAGATTAACTAGTTTTGGCATAACAGTGGGTGGTGTGCCGTACGCTTTAGCAGAAACATTTAAAGCTAAAAATGATGTTAGTGATGAAGAGATGAATGCTTTAAGAAGAATCGTGCCTGAGTGGTCTCAAAACTCTACACTATTACCAACAGGTAGAGATGAAAAAGGTTATATAAAATACATAGATTTTAGTTATTCAAATGCTTATGATACTTTAATAAGACCATTTAATTCTGTGATAAATTCTCTTGCTCAAGGAGAAGCAACAAAAGATTCTTTAATGAAATCTTTAGGCACAGGAATGGCTGATAGTTTGTATGAAATACTAGAACCGTTCGCATCTGAATCTATTTATACAGAAGCATTATTAGACTCTACAGTTAGAAGAGGTATTGGAAGAGGTGGAAGAAGAGTATGGTCACCTGAAGATGATTTTGGTGTAAGAGCTTTTAAAGGTATCACTCATGTTGCAAACTCATTAATGCCTGGATCAATATCACAATTTAAAAGATTAGAAAGAGCAACAAGAGGAAAAGCAGATAAAAAATATGGTCAAACATTTGAACTACAAGATGAATTACCAGGATTATTTGGTTTTAGAAGTATCCAATCTAATCCTGAAAGATCTTTAAAATATATGACAACACGTTTTGGATCTAGACTTAAAAAAGCAGACAACTTATTTATAGCTCCATTACTTAGAGGTGGAAGAGTTACACCACAAGATATATTAAGTTCTTATAAATATTCAGAAGCTAGAAGATTTGCTATTTTAAAAGAAATGTACCAAGATATTGAAGCTGCTAGAACATTAGGTATGTCTAACTCTAAAATTAGAAGAGAAATACAAAAAAGAAAAGGTATTAAAAAAACAGTAGTTAATGATTTATTAAAAGGTGCTTACACGCCAAAAGAACCCAGTGATTTTTTTATAGATAGAATAAGAAAAATTAATAGAGATTTAAATGAAAAAGAAGGAGTAGATACTCCAAATCCTTTTACTATAGCTAGACCTTTTCTTAGAAAAATAATTGTTGAAAATAGAAAATTAAATCTATTAGAAGACAACCCTGTATTCCCTAGTTTTGAAATACCACAACCACAAGCAACGCAACAAGAATCACGGATCACGACACCACCTGTAAACACAGTCTCTATAAGTCCACAAGTAGTGACTGCTACTAATCAAAATGCTAGCTTGAGTTTGCCACCTAATTTTGCTAATTTATCGACAGCAGAGAAATTAAAAACTTTAAATGATTTAGGAATAAATATTAACTAATTATGGCAATAGACCCTAAAACAACAAGAGAACATATCGTAGCCTTATATGGATATATAACGGGTGTGAGAAAAGACATTTCGCAGATTAAAAATAATCATTTGAAACACATACACGAAGATGTCGAGAAATTGGGTGGTAAGATAGACAAGATCTATTGGGTTCTCTTAGCGGCAGCGGGATCTGCAGCACTCTTTGCACTAGGTATATTATTTAATTAATGAATCTTACACGGAACTTCACCCTCTCAGAGCTTACTAAAAGCGACACTGCTATCAGGAAGGGCATCAACAATAACCCTAGTCCTGAACAAATAGAAAAATTAAAAACACTTTGCGAAAAAATTTTACAGCCGGTACGTGACCACTTCGGCAGGGTCAAGGTGACTAGCGGATTCCGTAGCCCAGAGTTATGTGTTGCTATCGGCAGCTCCGTAAATTCACAGCACGCCCGTGCAGAAGCCGCCGACTTCGAATGTCCAGGTGTAGATAATGCTGAACTAGCTGATTGGATACATAGAGAGCTAGATTGGGATCAGCTTATATTAGAATTTTATACCCCAGGTGAGCCTAATTCTGGATGGATACACTGTAGCGTAACAGAGGGCATGGATAGAAAACAATTTTTACATGCATATAGATTAGAGGGTAAGACTAAATACAAACCTATTATAGGTAAAGCAAAAGATTTATTTGTTTAAATCCAATCTCTTAATTCCTCACCCATAACCTCAGATGCAATATTAATTTTTTTACGTAAGGATCTGACTATCTTTTCATCTACAGTATCTTCTGCAATTAAATCTATATAGGTTACATTTTTCTTTTGACCTATACGATGTGCTCTGTCTTCTGATTGCAATCTTTTCTCTAAATCATAACCATTAGAATAATAGATAACGGTATTAGCCTCTGTTAGAGTGATACCATAACCACCAGTAGAAGGTGTGCCAATTAGAAATCTACATTCATCATCGTTTTGAAATTTACGTATATTATCTTGTCTTTCATCTTGTGGTGTTAATCCATAATAATCGACCACGGATCTTGGACCATATTTTTTTTCAATAGTATTTTTTATATCTTGTACATCTCTTTGCCAATATGCCCATATAATAGCTTTGTTTTCTGTCTCTTCTAATACATCCATGAGTTCATCTAATCTATTATTTTTTATAGTTTGCACAGTGCCATCGTCAGCAACAAAATGACCACAGGTTATTTGTTGTAGTCTCATCAGTTGAGTTAATACAGTAACTGTAGAAGTGACCTTACCATTTAAGTTTGCAATAGCTGTCTTTCTCATTTCTTCATATAGCTTTTCTTGTTCTTTAGTTAGAGCCACATGTCGTTTCATATATATTTTATCAGGCAAATCTAAACAATCTTCTTTCAATACTCTGTAAGAAAAACCTTTTAATCTATCAGATAACTCACCTAAGTTTTGAAACTTATGCACTGTTTGTATTGACCTACCTCTTACATGTATTGTTTTCATAATCGCATATCTA